ACGTGGAAAGGGCTCATACGAATCATACTCTTCACACCACTTAAAGTGGGATCCAAGAAATGAATGTTGTATAGATATTTTCTCACGAAGGTCATGACGTAAAGTAGAAAATTGTGCAGTTGGTTTGATAACTAGACCAAATTCAGCATACACACTTTTCTCATAAGTCAATAACTCCTCTGGACTCCACTGAAAGAAATCTAGATCGATTCCACCAGTTTTGTCATCAGAGTAAATCAGAAAATACGAATTTCGGGTGAGAGCGGTAACATCAACATGTTTCCCAATCTCTATAAGTCGTTTTACCAACATATATATAATAATAAACAAATGTTTAATACTATTATCCACAGTTGTATTTAAAGATCCACTACAAACGCCTGTTAAGCGCTGATAGATGTTTCCATCAAGAGGATTCAAAAATAAAGGTTCTAAAACATATCTCTCAAGATAATTAAAAAGCTCTACTGGTCCTTCCCAGCATTCTCTTCTTAGTCTATAGACAATTGATAAATAAGTGACACGGTCCCAGCCACTACAATCAGAATCCCACACAAACGGGAACTGATCTAATTCTTTCACCATATTGTTAAAGCCACCATATTGTTTTGTACAACCATACTTAATCCATAAACGTTTATGATTTTGTTTTATCCATTCATTCTGTTGCCTAAATGCTAAATTTTCAAGCATTATTTGTTGTAAAGAGGCACCAAATGTGGTTCGAATCTTGTTTCTATCTAGATCTTCCTTAGACAGAGTTTCCTGTTTGGAATTTAAGGTATTTATAAGTGGGTACTTTTCAAAATTCATTACGAATTTCCCAAGGCGTTTCCTAGCATTCATGTCTGTTAAGACATCCCTTTTTCCCCAGTATATCCGTTTATTTTTAAAACGATACTTTATCCAGGGATAACCAGGTGAGGTATTAAAAACAACCTCATCAATTCTATTCACCGCCCTTCCCCAAAAGCCATTCAACATTGCTTTTAGGACGCTATAAGCTTTTTCATAAACCAAACCTTCAGGCTCTGTCCTTGGAACATCTAACTTTGATATAGACAAAGATACGTTATCAAGGCGTTCACGGACTTGGGCATAATCGGCATCACGTTCAATGACATCAATATTAGCTCCAGAATTTTTAAACTCTAACCAATCGGGATCGTACCTATAGTAAAAATTAGGGCCAGAGTTTGCAAAAGTCCTAGAAAAAGGAGTACCAGACACACACTTTAAATGCTGGTACGGGTTTGACTTTGGTTCTATAACCACAAGACTTCCGTCAAATGAGAAATCAGGGGGAGAGTTATTTTGCGTGTTGAGCATACCCTCAAAGCTCAACTGAGTTTTTCAATGACTTGCATTCATGATTGACTGCATCCAGCCAATCAGGTGGGTTGAGAAGGGAATAAAATAATTAAATTCATTGTCCGTTCGGTAATGAATACCCACGAAAAGTTTCTCAGTGTTAAAAATTCGACCACCACAATTTCCTTTTTCTGTATGCATTTTATTTCTTACTGAGTGCATCTGTCCATTTTCCATTTCTATTTTATTTTCTTGAGAAGAGGAAATTATTGGAGTTGTAAAGGTATTCTCATCTAATGTGATTAATGTAAGTGAGTCTGTAACCTGTTTTGCCAGGAAAGGACTGATAGATAATATTTTTGGTTTCATTTTAATCATTTCATATATTCTTTTCTTTTCAATCTTCTTTTTGCTAGCGGAGAGTGTAAGGTATTCTGCAAAGCAGAAATCCTTATTGATTTCATAGACTACGAAATCTTCTTAATATAAAATTAATTTGTCTTCACTCGCAACAAGTTTTTTAGTTTTTTCGTCAATATAAGGGAGAGAACCTATGGCTATTGTCCCTCCCTGTTGTGTGAAGTAATGTGTATTAATTATTAGTACAGGAGAAACATCTTTCTCTAAACGCACAAAACTACACTGACCGAGACAATCTTCGGCACCAGATCTTGTAGGATTCCAAATTCCAACATAACCTTTTGTAAGGTCTAATTGTTCAGTTGGTGTAAACCGAACAGAAGACTGAACCTTTGCCTCGAGGACATCATGGCTCATCTCTTGTAAGTGCTTCTTGCTCCTATTCCCACATAATTCCCCCATTTTACATTTGGGTTTTTGCACTGGTGCTTTCGCTTTTCCAGTCGGAACTTCTGTGACAACAGATTTAAGTAAGTCTTTTGCTGGAGGAGTTAATGCCTTCTGAGGGGGCTTAGTTTCCTTTATCTGGGGAGTCGACCCTTGCTTCACCG